TTCGATATACGCACCAGTGTAAAATTTGGTGTGGCTACCGGAGTATGTGCAGGGGGCGGTCTGCCGCCTAGCCGATGCATCGTGGACAAGAATGATCGAGTCCGTTATGTAAAGGTTACGCTGACAGACGTCCCTAGCACCTATGAACGACTTGGGCTTACAAACCCAGTCGGCATCGTGTGGGGGTTGACCACGTGTAGTTTCGTGGCCGACTATGTCCTGCCTATTGGCGTGACGATTGAATCACTGCACGCATTACGAGTCCTTCCGGTCTCGAAATGCGTAGTGACAGACGTCTTCCGTCAACAAGCGCACGTTGAAGTATACCCAGGGGAATACGTAGCTGGCGTCATTATGACGAACAGCTCTCGTGGTACTCTGAAGTATACTCAGATGACTCGGACAGTTAGCGATGGGCTGCCGTCGTTCTTGGACGTCTTGAGAGAGATTCCACTTAGGACAAAATCCTATATGGACCCTAGCTTCAAGAAGGCCATGACCGTTTCGGCATTAGCGCACTCTAGGCTGAAAAGTCTAGATACTGTTTCTCGTCTCAATAAGCTTAATCAAGCTAAAAGAGACGCCCGTGCCGCAAATCGCGTTTACGCGAATGCGGATTTCTCTTCCGTAGGTGATGAACACCTGCGGTAATTTCCCTTTAAGGAGTCAAAAATGGCGGCTATCGCTCCCATTTCCGTCTTGGACGGTAAAGCAACACCAGCATCTCACGTGTTCAATCCTGTTCGCGTCGATCCAGCTACCTATCGCAATAACAGTGACACTGGTGTCCCTGCTCTTGCTCAGGAGAGTCTGGTTCTTTCGCTTTCGGATGCCACGGCAAGCTCTGATGGTGTTCAACGCGCGAAGGTTTCCCTCGCGATCCCCGTCCTCGAAGTCCCTAACGGTGGTACCGGTTTGGGCTACGTGGCCCCTCCTAAAGTCGCATTCATTTTGCGGTACAACGGTGAATACATCCTTCCGAACCGCGCCACTGGCGCGCAAAAGAAGGATCTCCGTGTACTCGCGATGAACACCGGTGCTAACGCACAGGTGGTTGCGATGATCGAACTCGGCGAGAAACCCTACTAAAGGTTTTCTTACCTCTGATCCGCTCCCTCTCATGCTAGTCATCGCAAGATGGTTTGCAGAAGAGTGGGCCTTTGGGAGTGATGGAAATGTTATCTGAGATACATTTCGCAACGCCTTTCTCTTTCGAGAAGTCGGTGCATATCATCAAGGCTATTGCACGTAGCTACGATGGAGAACACCCGGTGTTCGCCGCGGTGGAGGAAGGTAGGTTTCATGACGTTCTCGGCATGACTGTCGATTACGCTAATGAGTCCTATCTCTCTGCTTCGGCGATTCGCCAGGTCCAAGCTCTCGTTTCGAAAAATGCCATGTTTGACTTCGGCATTGATCTTGACGAAGTTGCTCTCCATACGTTCCTCACCTGCGAGCGAAAGTGTCTTCACACGAATGCGCGCTTTACTGGAGCTTCAAGGCGTTGCCTTGACGCTGGACTTGTTTACAGAGTCCAGCGGAAAATAGCTTCCATTATTGGCACGTTTCCGGGTTTAGAACACCTGCTCGGAGGTTTCGGACCGGGTGCATCAGTAGGGGTAAGTAGATTAACATCTGTGCGTCGAAAACTATCGACGCCCCCGACTGTTACTACGGACTGTTCGAAGTTCTTACCAGAACTAAGAGCATTGCTCCCTGCGTGGCATTGGTTGTTTAAACCAAAAATCTGCAACGTAGGCAAGCTTCAGTTCGTACCGAAGAATGCGACCACTAAGCGACCCATTGTTGTGGAGCCCTTGGTAAACACCTACCTCCAGAAGGGTGTAGGTGAATACTTCCGGGGATGTCTCCTCAAACATGGAGTCGACTTAAGAGATCAGGGCGTCAACCAGGAGCTAGCGAGGATTGGATCTCTCGAC